AGTAGGTCGCCGTGCCGGTGGTCGTGCGAATCGAAAACGACGTGTTCGTCCGCTCGCTGCCGGTCAGTTCGTAGACGCCGACGCGGTTGCCAGACGCGAAATACGTCTTCGATGGAGCGGTCGTGAGCTCCACGTGCGGGCTCGCCTGGAGCGCGACACGCTCCACAAAACTGAACGATACCGTGCCGCCGTCAGCCGCCGTGTACGCGATGGGCTGCCGCGAGAACGTCAGCGTCGCCGTGCCGATCGTCCCGGTGACGAGGGCGACCTTTCCAGACGTCACCGTCTCGCCGGAGTCCATCGACAAAATCTTCATCGAACTCGCGCCGTCCGTGTCGTGAAACAGAACGTCGATCTGAAATCGCCCGTCGATGCTCATGCGTATTGCCCCCATGAGACGCTATCGAGGAGTGCCTTTGCCCCCGGCGGCAACTGGGCATCGCCGCGCTTCTCGTAGAGTTCCAGAACCGTCATCAAAATCGCGTTCTTCACACGCTGCGGAACGCTCTCGGGGTTGCCGTACCCCGCCCACCACGTGACGCTGATCGAGTTCTGGTCATCCCGGTTACTAGGCCACGTGCCGCCGTAGAGGTTGCGGATCGCACCAGGCGTTGAGTCGCGATCGACCCGGTACTGCGTGGTGGCGAGCGCGGCGGTCGCCCCGGAGTCGTTCAGGGTGTACGTCACTGCGACTGCGGTAGCCGTTCCGCTGGACACAACAGGCGGCCGCGGAAGTTCGATCTCGGGTGGGAACTGATCGAGCCGCATCACGTACTGCTGCGTCACCAGCGACCGATCGAGATAGTCCTCGCAGAGCTCGCGGGCGGCGCTGATGTATCCGGCGATCAGTGCATCATCGGTGCCGATATCGACTCGGCAGTGGGCCTTGGCTTCCGCCAGCGACACCGGCTCGACCGTCGGGGCACCGACACGGCGCAGGCTGCGATACCTCATCCGGCCCTCCGCTCTGCGTGTGGCTCGATCTGGGCTTTTTCAACCTGCGGCTCGGCACGTTGTTCGGCCGCGTACCCCTCGGCGATCAACTGTCTGGCCGGTCCTTCGTCGATGTCGTGCACCGTGCCTTCGAGCATCTTGGCGAATTCTCGGATCATGCGGATTTTCATGGCGTTTTCCGGCGACGCTTTGAGTTCTCGGTCGGCTCTTCGCCCGGCTTGTCGAGGAGAGGCTTCTCGGCATCGGTGACACGCGTCGCGTACTCCCACGCGATTAGCGACTCCGCCTGCCGCTCCGGCAACTCCACGACCTCGCCCTTTTTGTAGGCCGCATAGGCCCGACTCATGCGTATCTTCATCATGCTCATTCGGGCACACTCCATGCAGATTCAGGAGGCTTGCGGGTGCTCTGCCACTCCGTCGTGTACTGATAGACCGGGCCGGCGAGGTGCTTCCCAGGCCACGTAATCACGTACTCCCCGTGGCCGATCACGACGCGCGGCGTCACGTAGAGGCGGTTGCCGCTGGCCTTGAAGTTGGCCCAGAACGCGATATCGGAATCGCGTCGCCCGTCACCCCAACCGCCGTTCGGGTCGGGCGTCTCCTGAAACCAAGGCTTCGCCATCCGGCGGAGAGCACGCGTCGAGATGATGGTGCAGCCGAAATGGGCGGTATCCACCTGTTGCACCGGGGCACCGAACCACCCGACAGGCACCTCGGTCGTTCCGTCCTGCGGAGGATTGTCGAGTTGGTCGAGGAGCGTGAGCATCGGCCGACCGTCCTCGCGTTTCGTCTGGAGCGGCGCGAGGGCATCGCACTGGAACGTCATTGCGAGGGCGAAAAGATGCTCGATATTTTCCTTGGAGATGAATGAATCCATATCGAGCGTGATGATGTATTCCGTGGTCGGCTCGAACTGTTCGAGCATCCGCGTCAGCACCTGGCTCCAGTAGGCACCCTGCCCGAGCGTCGGGCGGATGTGCAGCGGCATCATCGCCTCGATGAAGCCGAACACGTTGATGAGCGGGCCGAAGCGCGGGCCACTGAGCACGGCCTCCGCTCGCACCTCGACGCGTGTATCGCCAACCTGAACCAGCATGGGCACCTCGCAAAAGAGAAGCGGCGGGTGTGACTTGTGCCACACCCGCCGCCTAGATTGCCCTGCGTGTCAAGCGGATCAGCCGACCGCCTGCGTGTTCACGCCCTTGTCGGAAGCCGACGCCGGGCCTGTCTCGCCCTTCGAGAGACGAGCGATCGTCACCACGCCCACCGAGCTCACCGGCGTGGCGTAAACGGTGAGATACCGCTTCTTGCCGCGGAGATCGACATCGAAGCGGTGCGTGTAGCCCACGTTCGAGCCGGTCGTGCTGCCAGCCGCCACCGTGAAGTCGGTGCCGGCAACGAACCCGCTGATGTTCGTCTGGCCGGAACCGGACACATCGGAATGAGCCACGCGAAGAACCGTGGCGGCAGTCGCCGCGGTGGCGGCAGCGGCGGTAAACGGCGAGAACGCCACGTCGATCGAAGCGTGAGCGAAGCCGACCGTGTCGATCTCGAGCGAGTGCGTGGCACCGCCGGCGACCGACACCTCGACCTTCTCAACGGACTTGGAAGCCGAAAGATGATTCACTGTCATATTCTCCTAAGAAGGGGTGAGGTATCAGCCGAACTTGAGGGCGACCACCGGGCCGGCCTTCGTGGTGCTGCCGAGATCGTTCACGACGATCGCATTGCGTGTGGTCGCGAAGGTGAGGGTCTGATCGAACTCGATGTACCGCTCGGAAGCGGTCTTGATCGAGATCGCCCGACGATCGCCGAAGAGGGCCGCCTGCGACAGGTCGCCGAACAGGCAGGCCACGCCACCCGTCGTGCCGGTGAGCCGCGACTCAAGGCTCTGCACGAGGGTCACTGGATATCCCAGGAACTGCTCGCCGAATCCAGCGGCGACGTTGTCGGCGGAGTTGCCTCCAGCGTTGCCAGTGCCACCGGGCAGCATGGCGAGCCGCATCATCGCGGCACCCCAGCCAACCGGCGAGATGTACCACCGGGCGTTCCTGTTGCGAGCGTAGAGCGGCAGCCGGCTAAGCACGTCGGTGAAGTTCCGCATCGTCAGGTCGCCGAACGTCGTGTTGCTGGTTGCCGTGACCACCGATGCCGAGTAGTTCGACTGCAGGATCTTGGTGGCAACGCCCGTCACACCGTGGTAGGTGCTGGAGCCGTCACCGATGAAGCCTGCGTTGTCGAACGCTTCGGCGTAAGCCTGAGCGATTTCCATCGCCATGAGGTCGGCGAGGTCGATCACCGAGTCTTCGAGCAGTGAATTCGGGACGCGGTTCGCCACGCCCCAAATCTTCGCCACCAGTTCGACGTTGTCGAAGGTCACGTCCGAAGCCGTCACCTCGACGTTCTCACCGACCGGGCGAGCCGACAGGCCACCCGTGCGGCGAGCGATCACCATCGTGTCGCTGTTCATCGGCATCCGGCGAGCGTACTGCGGGTACACGCCGAACTCCTCGACGAGCCGGATCACCTCGGTGCTGAGCTCGGGGCTCGTGAGAACACCGCCGAGCGAGTTGATGCCGCCGGCCTGGACGCGGGTCTCGACGCCGTGATCCTTGCACCACCGGCGGGCTTCAGCGTCACCGAACACGAAGCCCTTGATGTGCATGCCGGCACGGTAAGCGGTTTCCGCATCGCGGAACGCGCGGAGGTTGTTGTGCGACTTCGGCACGGCGTACTCGGTTCGCGTTTCCACGTCGGCGGTCTCCTTCGTCTCGGGGGCAGGGGCAACAGCCTTCGCGGGAGCGGCACGCTCCAGCACGCTGCGGAGCTCGAGCTCCTTGGTCTGAACGCGCTGCAGGAACTCGATCCGCTCGCGGAGCTTGTCGGCCTTGCCTTCGAGCGAGCGGAGGGAAGCCTCCTGCTCCTCGGTCATCGGGGCCGCCTCTTCGCCCTCGGGGGCGTCCTCGGTCATCGCTTCCATCTCAGCGACAACGGCGGCCAACTCGTCCAGCAGAGCCTTGAGCTTCTCGACAGCCACGGGCGATCTCCTCGTGTACGGGGTCGCGGCGGCCTCAATGCCGTCGCTCTACCCCGAACCTATGGAGACGCCCCCGCACCCTTGCAGCACACGAAAGGCGAGGCAGTAAAGAACGACTAGGCCGCAGGCTTCGCGCGGCGCACTTCGGCGGACGGCAGCACGTGCTTGTCGGTGTTGCCGCAGCGGCAGCGGAGGTACCGAATTTGGTACTCGCCCTGGCGTTGACTACTCGCCACGAGCAACTTCCCGATCTTGCAATTCGGGCACGAATCGCCTGACTTAGCGGCCATGCTGCCTCAGATACTCGCGGAACTCTGCCGCCTTCGCGGCCGATTGCACACGCTTGGCTACCACCGCCTCGCGCTGCTGGCGGAACTGTTCGAGCGAACGCTGGGCGACTTCAAGACCGCCGTCGCCGTAGGCCGGATACGTGCATG